GGGCAAGACCTCGCTGCTGGACACGATCGCATGGGCGCTCGGCGGCGACCGCTTCCGTCCGTCCATGGCGACCCGCGAGGGCAGCACGATCCCGCCGCACATCAAGGTCACGCTGTCCAACGGCCTGATCGTCGAGCGCCGCGGCAAGAACAGCGACCTCAAGGTCATCGACCCGTCGGGCAGCAAGGCCGGACAGCAGCTTCTCAATGCCTTTATCGAGCAGCTGGCACTCGATCTGCCGCGCTTTATGCAGGCGAGCGACCGCGAAAAGGCGGACACGCTGCTCCGCATCATCGGCGTGGGCGAACAGCTTGCCGCACTGGAACGCAAAGAGCAGGAGCAGTACAACGAGCGCCTTGCCATTGGCCGCATTGCCGACCAGAAAGCAAAGTACGCGAAAGAGCAGCCGTACTGGCCGGATGCACCGGACGAACTCATCTCCGCAAGTGACCTCATCCGTCAGCAGCAGGCAATCCTTGCCCGCAACGGCGAGAACCAGAGCAAGCGGGCGATGGCAAGCCTGCTCGAGCAGCAGGTGAGCACCCTCACCGCGCGTGTGGATGAGCTGCACCGTCAGCTGCATACCGCCGAGGACGAACTCATCGCCAAGACGGCTGACCTTGCCACCGCACGCAAGACCGCCGAGCAGCTTGTGGACGAGAGCACCGAGGAGCTGGAACGCAGCATTGCCGACATCGAAACCATCAACGCCAAGGTGCGCGACAACCTCAACCGCGAAAAGGCCGAGGAGGATGCCCGTGCCTATCAGCAGCAGTACGACAGCCTGACCGCCGAAATTGAGCAGCTCCGCGAGGACAAGCGCGCGCTGCTGGACGGCGCCAAGCTGCCGATGGAGGGCCTCGGTGTTGCGGACGGCGCACTGACCTATCACGGCCAGAAATGGGATAATATGTCCGGCAGTGAGCAGCTGCGGGTGGCGACCGCCATTGTGCGCTGTCTGAAACCGCAGTGCGGCTTTGTGCTGCTGGACAAGCTGGAGCAGATGGATCTCGGCACGCTGCGTGAGTTCGGCGCGTGGCTGGAGAGCGAGGGCTTACAGGCCATCGCAACGCGCGTTTCGACCGGCGACGAGTGCTCCATCATCATCGAGGACGGCTATGTGCAGGGCGAGGAACAGCCTTTACCTGACGAGCCGCAGAATACATGGAAAGCAGGTGCATTTTAATGCAGATCATTCGCGGAAAACAGAAGACCGCGCTCAAGGTTGTCGTGTACGGTCCGGAGGGCATCGGCAAGTCTACGTTTGCCGCACAGTTCCCGAATCCGCTGTTCATCGACACCGAGGGCGGCACCAAGCACATGGACGTCGCCCGCACGCCCAAGCCGACCAGCTGGGTCATGCTGCTCGGTCTGGTCAAGGAGTGCATTACCGACCCGAGCCTGTGCGGCACGCTCATCATCGACACGATGGACTGGGCGGAGCTGCTGTGCAGCCGCTACGTCTGCGACAAGGCGCAGAAAAAGAGCATCGAGGAGTTCGGCTACGGCAAGGGCTACACCTATCTGATGGAGGAGTTCGGCGCCCTGCTGAATACGCTGAACGAGCTGGTCGAGCGCGGCGTGAACGTAGTCGTGACGGCGCACGCCAAGATGCGGAAATTTGAGCAGCCGGACGAGCTCGGCGCATACGACCGCTGGGAGATGAAGCTGTCCGCCAAGACCGCGCCGCTCGTCAAGGAGTGGGCGGACATGGTGCTGTTCGCCAACTACAAGACGTTCGCCGTCAAGACGGAGAACGGCAAGACCAAGGGACAGGGCGGCGAGCGCCGGATGTACACCACCCATCACCCGTGCTGGGATGCGAAGAACCGCTTCGGCCTGCCCGGCGAGATGCCGTTCGATTATGCCGGAATCGCCCATATCATCGGGGACGAAAAAAATATTCGGTCAATTACTGAACCGAATGAACCGTTAGCGGTCAATTCTGCGGACGAAACGCCGGATAAGTGTAAGGACGTTTCCGATGCACCCGCACAGGCGGCAGTAAGCGAACCGGCGAAACCGGACGGCATCGTGCCGGACATTCCGGCAGGTATCCCGCAGGCGCTGCGCGACCTGATGCAGGCCAACAACGTCACCGCGACCGACATTCAGACCGCCGTTTCCGCTAAGGGATATTTCCCGCTCGGCATGGAGATCACCGACTATCCGGCGGATTTCGTCAACGGCTGCCTGATCGGTGCGTGGGATCAGCTCTATCAGGTCATTCTGAAAGAGCGCAAGGACATTCCGTTTTAATCAAGGAGGACAATCATTATGAACGACAACATTCTGGATCAGGAGCTCGGCTGGGAAGACGAGATCGAAAACGAGGGCAGTCCGCGCCGCGTGCTCGAGCCGGGCGAGTACCCGTTTACTGTTTTGGGCTTTGAGCGTGCCCGCTACGCCGGCAGCGAAAAGGTAGCGCCGTGCAATCAGGCGATCCTGCACCTGCGCGTAGATGCACCGGACGGCGAGAGTGAGATGAACGTCAACCTGTTTTTGCTTAAGCGCTTTGAGTGGAAGCTGTGCCAGTTCTTCACAAGCATCGGTCTGCGTCAGCATGGCGAAAAGCTGCGTATGAACTGGGCAGCCGTCACCGGCAAGACCGGCCGCTGCCGCATCACCAAGCGTACTTACAAGGACAAGACCGGCGCAGACCGCGAAACCAACGATCTGGACGAGTTCCTCGACCCGCTGGGTGCTCCGTCCATGCAGCAGGCGGGCGGCTTCACGCCGGGAGCATTCTAATATGGAACTGCGACCGTATCAGCAGGCGGCGCGTGAAGCGGTCGAAAACCGCTGGGAGCAGGGTGACGACAGCACCCTGCTTTCTATTCCCACCGGCTGCGGAAAGACTGTCATTTTTGCGAAAATTGCCGAGGACAGGGTGCGGCAGGGCGACCGCGTGCTCATCCTCGCGCACCGCGGCGAGCTGCTCGATCAGGCCGCCGACAAGCTGCACACCGCGACCGGACTTTCCTGCGCGACCGAGAAAGCTGAGCAAAGCTGTCTGGGCAGCTGGCTGCGTGTAGCGGTCGGCTCGGTGCAGACCCTCATGCGGCCCAAGCGCTTAGCGGCGTTCCCGCGGGACTACTTCGGCACCATCATCATTGACGAAGCGCATCACGCGGTATCCGACAGCTACGGACGTATCCTGAATCACTTCGACAGCGCAAAGGTGCTCGGCGTGACCGCAACGCCCGACCGAGGCGATATGCGAAACCTCGGCAGCGTGTTCCAGTCGCTGGCGTATGAGTATTCGCTGACAAAGGCCATCCGCGAGGGCTACCTCGTGCCCATCAAGGCGCTGACCGTGCCGCTCAAGATGGATTTAAGCGGTGTCGGCGTGCAGTCTGGCGACTTTAAGCCGGGCGACCTCGACAGTGCGCTCGACCCGTACCTCTACCAGATCGCGGACGAGATGGCAAAGACCTGTGCCGACCGCAAGACCGTTGTGTTCCTGCCGCTGGTCAAGACCAGCCAGAAATTCCGCGATATTCTGTGTTCGCGCGGCTTCCGTGCAGCAGAAGTGAACGGCGAATCGCCCGACCGCGCGGAAATCCTTGCGGCATTCGACCGCGGCGAGTACAACGTGCTGTGCAACAGTATGCTGCTCACCGAGGGCTGGGACTGCCCGAGCGTCAACTGCGTTGTGGTGCTGCGCCCGACTAAAGTACGCAGCCTGTACAGCCAGATGGTAGGCCGCGGCACGCGCCTGTTTCCCGGCAAGACCGACCTGCTGCTGCTGGATTTCCTGTGGCACACCGAGCGGCACGAGCTTTGCCGACCGGCGCATCTGGTCTGCGAAACCGCCGAGGTGGCCGAAAGCATGACCGAGAGTGCAGCCGAGCAGGGCGGTCCGGTGGACATTCTGGAAGCCGCCGAGCAGGCCGAGAGCGACGTCGTGCAGCAGCGCGAGGAATCCCTCGCCAAGCAGCTGGCGGAGATGAAAAGCCGCAAGCGCCGTCTGGTGGACCCGTTACAGTTTGAGCTGTCCATTCAGGCGGAGGATCTGGCAGGCTACACGCCCGCATTCGGCTGGGAGATCGCGCCGCCGAGTGAAAAGCAGCTCGGCGCACTGGAAAAGTGGGGCATCCGTCCGGACGAGATCGAGTGCGCGGGCAAAGCAGCAAAGCTGCTCGACCGTCTGGCGGCACGCCGCACCGAGGGTCTGACAACACCCAAGCAGATTCGTCTGCTGGAACAGCGCGGTTTCCACCACGTAGGAACATGGACACTGGAACAGGCAAAGCAGATGATTGACCGTATTGCAGCGAACCGGTGGCACGTACCGCGCGGTGTCAATCCGCAGGAGTACATTCCGGAGTAATGGAGGATAAATGAAGCAGGACGAACTCGATCTCCGGCAGGCGCTGGACTACATCGACCCGAGAGAACTCTCGTACAGCGAGTGGGTCGGCGTCGGCATGGGACTGAAAGAAGCAGGCTATCCCGTCGGTCTGTGGGAGGACTGGTCAAGACGGGACGGCGGGCGCTACCGCACCGGCGAGTGCGCCCGCAAGTGGGACAGCTTTCGCGGCACGGACACGCCCATCACGGCGGGAACCATCGTGCAGATGGCGCAGCGCGGCGGCTGGCAGCCGAACGGCGGCGACTGTGAACTCGGCTGGGACGATGAGATCGGCGGGAACGAACCCTACCGCGTGATTGACCCGCACTGGGTCGAAGCGCAGGAGATTGCCGAACCCGCCGAGTGGCATCCGGCGCAGCAGCTCATCACCTACCTCGAAACGCTGTTCGACAGCGAGGAGCACGTCGGCTACGTCACCCGCTCGTTCTCGAACGAGGACGGCAAGGCCATGCCGACCAAGGGCGACTGGGCACGAACCGCCGGTCAGCTGGTGCAGGCGCTCTCTGCCTGCGGCGACGACATCGGCAGCGTGCTCGGTGACTACGACCCGGCGGTCGGCGCGTGGATCCGCTTCAACCCGCTCGACGGCAAGGGCATTCGCAACGAGAACGTCACCGCGTTCCGCTACGCGCTCGTCGAGTGCGACGGCATGGACATCGACCGTCAGAACGCACTCATCCGTGAGCTGGAACTGCCGGTGGCGTGTCTGGTGCACTCGGGCGGCAAGAGCGTGCACGCCATTGTACACATTGATGCACCCGACTACCCAGAGTACCGCAAGCGGGTCGAATACCTGTACACGGTCTGCCGCAGGAACGGTCTGGAGCTCGACCGGCAGAACCGCAATCCGTCGCGCCTGTCGCGTATGCCTGGCGTGATGCGAAAGGGACACAAGCAGTTTCTCATCGACACCAACATCGGCAAGGCGGACTTTGCCGAGTGGCGCGAGTTCATCGAGAGCGCAACGGACGATTTACCCGATCCGGAGAGCATGAGCGCTGTCTGGGACGAGATGCCGCCGCTGGCTCCGGCACTTATCGGCGGCGTGCTCCGGCAGGGGCACAAGATGCTGCTCGCCGGACCGTCCAAGGCGGGCAAGTCGTTCGCGCTCATCGAACTGACCATCGCCATCGCGGAGGGCAAAAGCTGGCTCGGCTTTGACTGTGCACAGGGCAGAGTGCTGTACGTCAACCTCGAGCTTGACCGCGCCTCCTGCCTGCATCGCTTCCGCGACGTGTACGGCTGCCTCGGCTGGAAACCGGAGCACCTCGGCAACATCGACATCTGGAACCTGCGCGGCAAGTCCGTGCCGATGGACAGGCTCACGCCCAAGCTGATTCGCAGAGCCATCAAGAAGGACTACATCGCGGTCATTATCGACCCGATTTACAAGGTCATCACCGGCGACGAGAACTCCGCCGATCAGATGGCGAACTTCTGCAACCAGTTTGACAAGGTGTGCACCGAACTCGGCTGCGCGACCATCTACTGTCACCACCATTCCAAGGGTGCACAGGGCGGCAAGCGCTCGATGGACCGCGCGAGCGGCTCGGGCGTGTTTGCCCGCGACCCGGATGCGCTGCTCGACCTCATCGAACTGGAGGTATCGGACGATTTACGCACTCAGATGGAGAACAATGCCGTCTGCCGTGTGTGCGGCGCGGCGCTCGAGGCAGCAGGAAAGAGCGACGAGGTATCGCAGGACGACCTGTGCAGCCAGCGTGCCGCCATGGATGCCTGCAGGCGGCTGCTCTCCGGCGTGGACTACAATCACCTGCTCGACCGCATCGCGGACACGAGAAAAGAGGTGCAGGCACGGACGGCGTGGCGCATCGAGGGTACGCTGCGCGAGTTTCCGAAGTTCCCGCCGGTCAACCTGTGGTTTGAGTTTCCGGTGCACAAGCCGGATGGCAACGGCGCTTTGCAGGACATCAATCCGGACGAGGCCGCTCCGGCATGGCAGCGCGGCGCAAAGGCCCGCAAGGGCAAGGCAAAGCAGGCGAAGCAGAGCAAGAAAGAAGCGTTCGACACGGCGTACAACGCGCTGTGCCTGGGCGGGGATGCACCGACCGTGCAGGACATGATCGAATACTACACCGAGCAGAACGAGGACGGAGAGGTTCAGAAGCCGACTTCGAGAACCGTCTACCGGTGGATTAAGGATTATGGTTATTCGCTGGATAAGAATAGTGGAAAAATCTTGAATGACACGACCTGCGACATGACCTGAAAGTTAAGGTTATGACGCTTGCGACACAACCTGTGACACGACCTTACGGTTCAGGTCATGTCGTTAGTGACATAACCTGCGACACGACCTGAAATTATGGTCATGTCGAGAGTGACGACACGACCATATATATACTACGTATATATTTTTGACAATGTCACAAGTGACACAACCAGGTGGGTCAGTGTGTGAACGCACTCACCATGTGAGGGGGCTTTGAAGGCGCCCCTCACAGATGGTTGGAGAGCGCACACACGACTGGACCCGTCGCGCGAGAGGAGAGAAGAAAATGGTAACGCAGTTTTTCATGGCGATGCGCCCGCCGACGTGTACGGCGCAGGAGAAGCAGGTGCGCGTGGTGCATGGCAAGCCGCAGTTCTACGAGCCGCAGGCGCTCGCCGCCGCCCGCGCAAAGCTGTGCGCTCACCTCGGGCAGCACCGGCCGGAACAGCCGTATACAGGCGGCGTGCGGCTCGTAGTGAAGTGGCTGTTCCCGCGGGGGAAGCACCCGAACGGCAGCTACCGCACGACAAAGCCGGACACGGACAACCTGCAGAAGTTACTCAAGGACTGCATGACCGCCGAGCACTTCTGGACGGACGATGCGCTGGTGTGCTCGGAGATCACAGAGAAATTCTGGGCGGACACGCCCGGCATCTGGATTCACATCGAGCCGGTGGAGGGCTGATATGGACTTTGAGGAGATGAACCAGCGGGCATACGACCGCAAACCCGAGCCGGACGGCCTGACACCCGCCGAGCGCATGATCTGGCTGGCGTTGCGGCTGCTGTATGAGCTGCATTTTCACGGCGGCCTGACCCGTGAGGAGGGCGTGGCGTATAAGCAGGAGCTGAAAAAAGATTACGAGCGTAACCTCGCGCAGGAGGCCGAGTGGCTGCGTGCCGGTACGGCAATGAAGCTGCTGCGGCAGAGCGAGAACCCCGAGATGAAGAAGATCGTCGGGGAAGTTGAAACGATGTTTTGAGGAGGAGAACAATGGCGAAGTGTAAATTCTGTGGGCAGGGCGTGCGCTCTGGTCCGGTATTCCATACAGGCTGCTGGGAGCAGGCGGTGAACAAACTTGCAAGCGAGATCTGCGATGAGTATTGCAAGTTTCCGTTTGAGATGGACTATGAGGCGTTGGTAGACAAGTGCGAGCAGTGCCCGATGGTACGGCTGAAGGAGTTGGGAGGGGAAGTATGATTTTAGAGTTGACCAAACAGAACATCTTGAACCTGACGAATGAGAGCAAGCGCAAGAATATCCTTGCCGCATGGCGCAGCTGGGGCATCTGGCACAAGGCGCCCGAGATCGGGCTTAGCGTGTACCGGCTCGACCTGCCGGACGGCAGCTTTTTCACCGCAAGCTGGTACGCGGGTGACGACTTCTTTCCTGGCGGCGGCACGCATAATGTCAACCGCCCGCGTTTCAATCTCTGCGACAAGGGCGGCAAGCTGAAAGCCGGGAGCAAGGCCGAAAGCCTGCTGACGGACAAGCTCAAGGAGCTGCGGAAGGAGATGATTAGGGATGGGAACGCCTGAGTGCTATTACTGCAAAGCAAAGGAACACTGCATCGCCGCTGCTCAACCGGGTTCCGTGGTGTGCATGGTCAACCGCATGCGATACGGCGGGACACACGCGGATGACGCTCCACCGAGAACAGAAGCGGTGTATTGCCAGTTTTGCGGACAGCCGTTAAAGGTAATCGGTCAGAAACGGTTTTGCAATAATACTCGTTGCCTGAACCGCTATAACGATGTTTGAAAGGGAAATCATAAAATATTTGGAGGGGAACAACAATGAAAAAGAAAATCATGGCGGCACTGCTCTGCGGTGCTATGATGTGTAGTCTGTCGGCCTGCAGGGAGAGCGAGCGCGTTGCGTACAACATCTCGAAGGAGGCGGACAATTTCAACGTCACGCGCCGTCTGGAAGTCATCAACGCGCGTACGGACAAGCCGGTGTTTGAGCTGATCGGCAACTTCGCCATCTCGAACAACAGTGAGAACGAGCTGGAGGTGACTGTCGAGACCGGGCAGGGCGTTTACAAGAAACACCTTGTGTACCTCAACGACTGGACGATCTACGTTGTGGAGGACGTCAGCGGCGCTTACGTGGACAAGTTCCACTACGAGGTGAATTTCCTGCCGGAGATGATCATTCCGGTTACGGTGACGTCGCATAACTAAATACAGCGACAAGGTTCGGCGCTACCTTGCGTGGCGCTACGGCATTACGGATGGGGGAGAGGACTACATGACAACTAAAGACTGGCTGAACCGCGGGTGGGCACTCGACCGCGAGATTACAGCCTTGGAGAGTGCCAAGCGCCGGGCGTATGACCGCTGTGTGTCCGGCGTGGCATCGGTTTCCGGTGCACCGGGCGGCGGCGGTGCCTCAGACGGCGGCATGAGCCGCTATGCCGACTTTGCCGCCCAGGTGGACGCACAGATCGGCAAGCTGGTAGGCATCAAGCAGGAGATCGCGGCGGTGATCGCGGAGGTACCGGATGCTTCACTGCGTGCGCTGCTGGTACGGCGGTACATGAATTTTGAGAAGTGGGAAGTAATCGCCGTCTGCTTGAACTATTCCCGCAGGCAGGTGACACGGCGGCACGGACAGGCGCTCAAAGAGGTCAGCCGAATCCTTGCCGAGCAGGATGTCCTTTAATGTCCCACTAAGTCATGCTATACTGGTATCATGAAGTTCAGCGGGAATGAAACTGAGGTCCCGCATTTCTCCTGCTTCATGTTTGGAACACCTCCGGAAAGGCACTCTTGGAAACAAGGGTGCTTTTTCGTGCCCAGAATTCAGAAAGGACGGTGCAGAATGGCAAAAGGCAAATATCAGGAATGGCTTACGCCGGACGGCATCACCCGTCTGGAAGCGTGGGCGAGGGATGGTCTGACAGATGAGCAGATTGCAGCAAGGATCGGCATTACGACCAGCACGCTGTACGACTGGAAAAACAAATACTCGGAGTTTTCGGAGGCCCTAAAAAAGGGAAAAGAGGTCGTAGACATCGAAGTTGAGAACGCTTTACTCAAACGTGCGCTCGGCTACGACTACACCGAGGAGCGCGTAGAGCGCAGTCAGGATGGCGGAAAGAAGAGCATCAAGACCGTGCAGACGGTCAAGCACATTCCGCCGGACACGACCGCGCAGATCTTCTGGCTGAAGAACCGCCGACCGGATCGTTGGCGCGACAAGCAGCAGATCGAGCACTCCGGCACTCTCGAGGTGGAAAACCCGCTTGCCGGCCTGACCACCGAGGAGCTGCGGAAGCTGGCGGACGATGGTTGACCCTCGCATTCGCAGGGCGGCTCGCATAGAGCTTGCAAGGCGCGATTTTTGGTCGTTCTGCAAGCTGATGGCGCCGGACTTCTACCGCGAGGACCGGCCGTACCTCAAGACGCTGTGTCGGCGCTTACAGGCGTTCTGTGAGAGCGACCGCAAGGTGCTGGTGGTCAATATGCCGCCGCGACACGGCAAGAGCCGCACAGCGGTGCTGCTGAGCCAGTGGCTGTTTGGCCGTGATCCGTCCGAGCAGATCATGACCGGCAGCTACAACGAAACACTGTCCACTACGTTCGCACGGGCGGTCCGCGACGGCATTGCGGAGGAACGGTTTGACCCGAGCCGCATTGTGTTTTCGGACATTTTCCCGCAGACACGCATCAAGTACGGCGAGGCCGCCGCAGGCAAGTGGGCGCTTGAGGGACAGTACGCGAGCTACCTCGCTACCTCTCCGGGCGGCACGGCGACCGGCTTCGGCGCACGCAAGCTGATTCTCGATGACCTGATCAAGAAGGCCGAGGAGGCTTTTAACGAGGGCGCACTCGACAAGCAGTGGCAGTGGTTCACGGACACCATGCTGTCCCGAACCGAAACCGGCTACAAGATCGTTATCATCATGACGCGCTGGGCGACCGGCGACCTCGCAGGCCGTGCACTGGAGCACTGGCCGGATGCGGAACTCATCACGATGAAAGCCTTGCAGGACGACGGCACGATGCTGTGCGACGCGGTTCTCACCCGTGAGGACTACGAGGACAAGGTTCGCACGATGAGCGAGGAAATCGCCAGCGCGAACTATCAGCAGCAGCCGATCGACCTCAAAGGCCGTCTGTACAGCAGCTTCAAGACCTATACGGACATTCCGAGGGACGAGCACGGCAATCCGCTGTTTACGCATATCCGCAGCTACACGGACACGGCGGACACCGGCGCGGACTATCTTTGCAGCATCATCTACGGCGAGTACGCGCACGAAGCGTATGTGCTCGACATCTACTACACCAAAGCCCCAATGGAGGTGACCGAGCCGGAAACCGCACGGCGGCTGCTGGCGCACGGCGTAAACCTTGCGAAGATCGAGAGCAACAACGGCGGCCGCGGCTTTGCCCGCAACGTGCAGGAGCAGCTTCGGCGGCTCGGTTCCAACCGCTGCCGTGTGGAGTGGTTCTACCAGAGCGAGAACAAGGTCGCGCGTATCCTCACGAACTCAACGTGGGTGCAGGATCACATTTACTACCCCGCAAACTGGCGCGACCGCTGGCCGGAGTACGCAAAAGCAATGTTACATTACCAGAAAGAGGGCAAGAATGCCCATGATGACGCTCCCGACGCCACGACCGGCGTTGCGGAGCAGTTTACCAGGAAAGGAGGGGTCAGCGTATGGTGAAAGTGAACAGCCGCACGATTCAGCGGCTATTACAGGGGCACGGGCAGTTCATCCGCGAGGCGGACGAGGCGCGGCGCTATTACAGCAACGTCAACCGCATCAAGCAGGACAACAGCGTTTTGCAGCGGCAGGCAGAGACCGAACAGGCGCTCGGCAATCCGCTGCACCTCGCGGACAACCGCATTTCGCACTCGTGGCATAATCTGCTCGTGACGCAGAAGGTTTCCTACGCGCTGAGCTATCCGCCGGTGTTCGATGTGGGGAACAAGACCGCCAACGAGCGGATCGCAGAGATCCTCGGAGATCAGTACACCGCAACGGCCATGCAGCTCGGCATTGACGCGAGCAACACCTCGGTCGGGTGGCTGCATTACTGGCGCGGCACAGACGGCCGTTTCCGCTATCATACCGTAGACCCGGAGCAGATCGTGCCGGTGTTCTCCGGTACGCTGGAGAGCGATTTAGTCGGTGTGCTGCGCTGCTACACCATGCTCGACCCGGAAAGCGGTCAGACCGTGCAGGTGTGCGAGTATTGGGACGACACGCGCTGTCGATTTTACCGTCAGAACGGCGTGTCCGGCAGCTATGCTTACTTCGATTATCCGGAAGTCGGACAGGAGCTGCGGCACGGCCTTGGTGCTGTGCCGTTCATCCCGTTTTACAACAACGCCGACCGCATGGGCGATCTGCCGCTGTACCGCGACCTGATCGATGCCTACGACAAGGTGGTTTCCGGCTTCGCCAACGACATGGAGGACGTGCAGGAGGTCATCTTCGTCATCAAGAACTACGGCGGCACGGACAAGACCGAGTTCATGAGTGATCTCAAAAAGAGCAAGCTCATCAAGGTCGAGGGGGACGGCGGCGTGGACACCATCCGCGCGGAAATTCCATTTGAGGCGCGTAACGCCTTTTTGGAGCGCACCCGTCGTCAAATTTTCGTTTCCGGTATGGGCGTTGACCCGAATCCGGAGAATTTCGGCAATTCGTCCGGTGTGGCGCTCAAGTACCTGTACAGCCTGCTTGAACTGAAAGCCGGCATGATGGAAACGCAGTTCCGCAGCGGCTTTGCCGAGCTGGTACGCGCTATCTGCCGTCTGGAGGGTATCGCACAGCCGAAACGCATTCTCCAGACATGGACACGCAACATGGTGCAGAACGACCTTGAAACCGCACAGATCGCACAGCAGTCGGTCGGCATTATCTCGGACAGAACCATCCTCGCAAACCATCCGTGGGTAGACGATGCCGAGAACGAGCAGAAGCAGCTGGAAAAGGAACAGCAGGCGGCAGCCGAGAAGCAGCCGCAGTTCCGGTTCCCGCCAAAGGACGGTGCAGGCGATGGCAGCAGCGGATAAGCTGAACGGCGCCTACTGGCGCAAACGTGCCATCGAGCTGGCCGAGAAGCAGAAACGCGAGGACGATGATCTGTGTCTGCGGTTCCATCGGGAGTACGAACGTATCCTGCACGAGCTGGACAAGGAAATTTCGATCTTCTACGCTCGCTATGCCGCAAACGAGAGCGTCAGCATGGCAGATGCACGCAGGCTGCTGCGCGATGCCGAGCTGGAGGACTTCCGGATGTCGCTGGACGAGTTCCGCGACAAGGCGCTTGCCGGCGGCTTTGACAAGGAGCTGGAGGAGGTTTATCTCCGGTCGCGTATCTCACGTTTGCAGGCGTTGCAGACGCAAGTCGAACTGCGTATGATGGAGCTGTTCGGCTCTCAGCGCGATGTGCTGCGCGACCATTTGCAGGAGCGCTGCACCGACACCTACTACCGCACGGTGTACGCCGTCAGTCAGCAGATGGATGTTGCAAGCACGTTCGCAAGGATTGACCCGCAGACGGTCGAGAAGATCCTCGCTACGCCATGGGCCGGCAGTGAGTTTTCCTCCCGCATCTGGGCGGACAAGGACAAACTGACCCGTGAGCTGATGCAGACGCTCTCGCGCGGCTTTGTTCGCGGCGACTCGCTCGATCGCATGACGAAAGAGTTCACCCAGCGAATGGGCGTGTCCGAGAGCCGTGCGGCGGTGCTCATCCACACCGAGAGCGCCCATATCGCCGCTGAGGCGTCCATGAAAGGCTACCGCGAGACCGGTGTCAAGGAATATCGGTTTCTCGCGAGCTTGCAGCTTAAAACCTGCTCTATCTGCGGTATGCTGGACGGCAAGGTGTTCAAGTTTTCCGAACGCGAGACCGGCGTCAACTTCCCGCCCATGCACCCGCAATGTCACTGCACATACACGGGCGTTACCGAGTTTAACATCGGCGACAAGCGCGCCGCCCGCGACCCCGTAACCGGCAAGTCCGGAACTGTTCCGAAGAGCATGACGTGGGAAGAGTGGCATAAGAAGTATGTGGAGGATGATCCTGCCGGTGCGCTGGCGGACAAGAAGTACAAGCGCCGTCACAGCGATAAGGCGCAGTTTGACCGCTACATCGAACGCCTCGGCAAAACAAAAGTGCCGAAATCGCTTGATGCTTTCCAGAATTTGAAGTATACTGAACCTGAGAAGTGGAAGACCCTGCAACAGGACTACAAGGACCAGCCGCTGCGCGATAAAATCCAGTCCGACGCGCAGCCGAAGAAAATCGAGAGCGGCAAGCAGGGCAAGCACATCAAAGGGCATAATAACTACATCGAGGGACGCAGCTACCTGACGATCTCCGAAAAGGACGCGCAGGCGCTCGTAGACCGGTATGCCGGAACGGGCGAGCTGAAAAGGGACGGAAACGGTCAGTGGAAACGCCAGGAGGTTATCCACACTGAGCAGAATATCGGTGTGGTCGTTGACCTGCTGACTGGCAAGGAATACCCGGCAACGGATTTCAAAATCCACTACTCAAAAAAGGGAACGCATATTGTGCCGTTCAGAAAGGGGCAGTGAATATGGATTTAATTAAGCGATTGCGAGAATTATTCGGTACAGAAGACCCCTATACGAAAGAACATCGTTTAAGGGTGGTATGTACTGACGGCAAGGTACTGACCGGAAAATTCTGCTGCGTCATCGGTGCGCTGGATAACGAACCGGAAATCAACGAACTGGATATTCGGCGCGATGATAATCTCGACTTGACGGGATTATTGGAAACCGAAATTGAAAGCATTGAATTGCTGGAGAAGTAACAAGCTTCTAATCGCTTGCACAGCCGACAAAATCTGCTATAATAAAACCTAAGATAGCAGAGAATGGGGACACGGCTGTGCAGAATGAGCAACCGATTTATCGGACGTTGGGAAAACTGAAAACCGAGTATCTGGAAAAACGCTTTGGAAAGCTGCAAACAGATGAGCTGATTATTATGGACGAGCGTCTGGAGCATATTCGAGAACGTCACCCGGAAGATGTGGAGCTGTTCGAGAAATATGGAGCCACTGCGGCACTCGAGCCGGATACCGTTCTGGTTGATGGCAAGCATGACGGAACGATTTTTATGGTAAAGAGCTTACCTGACACCAATTTGAATGTTGTTGTGCGACTTGCACTGGATACTGATGATACAGGTCGGAAGAACTCTATCATGACGTTCTATCGCATCAGAGAAAAGAATTTGAAGAAACTCATAAACAAAAGCGAGGTTCTTTACAGCAAGGAATAAATCTGTTATAATAATCATACAGATAAACGGTATTTTGAAGTAGAGATTGTGCTGCTACGCACCCTCTGGGTCAAAAGAAATGTGGGAAGGGGCACACCCACCAAAATACCAGAGATCCCGATAAGGGCGCTTCGGAAACGAGGCGCCTTTGTCGTACAATCTAAGAACGAACCACCAAGGATTCAATCCAAGGTGGTTTTTTCATACCCATTTTTCGATGAAAGGAGCAAAAAACAATGGAATTTCTCAAAAGCCTTTTTGAAAAGGGCGCACTGACCTGGGAGCAGTTCCAGCAGGCCGCAAAGGACGCAGGCTACGAGGTGGTCAACGCTGCCGGCGGCGCTTACGTTCCCAAGGCCGACCTTGACACCAAGGCGCAGGAGCTGACCACGGCGAACAACACCATCAAGGACCTGCGTGCCGCCGCTAAGGCGTGGGACGGCAAGGACCCGAAGAAGCTGGAGGACGACCTCAAGACCCTCCAGAGCAAGTACGACACCGACACCGCGAACATCCGCCGCGACGCTGCCATCGACCTGGCACTGACCCGTGCTCATGCACGCGATCCGCAGCTGACCCGGGCGGCGCTCTCGATGGACGACATCAAGATCGGCACGGACGGCAAGATCACCGGCCTTGACGCGCAGGTCGAAAGTCTGAAAAAGGACAAGGCATGGCTGTTCGAGGAGGACGGCGCAGGTCAGTCCGGCAAGCAGGGCGACAAGGGCGGAAACCCGAACGGCGGTCAGGGCGGCGGCTACAATCCGCAGTCCGGCGGCAACCCGAACACGGTAAACGACCTCGGATCCGCTCTCGCAGAAGTATACAACACCAACGGCTAACAGAAAGAAGGAATGAAAAATGCCTATCACTCTCGCACAGGCAAAGGTCGGCATGGCAAACCATGTGGACCAGCAGGTTATCGACCAGTTCCGCCGCGGCTCCATGCTGCTGGAGGCACTGACCTTTGACAACTCGGTATCGCCCGGTACCGGCGGCTCTACGCTGACCTATGGCTACACTCAGCTCAAGACCCCGGCAGGCGCGGATTTCCGTGACATCAACACCGACTACACCGACACCGTTGCCGACCGCGAAACCAAGTCGGTTGACCTCAAGATCTTCGGCGGTACGTTCAAGATCGACCGTGTTCTCGCGGGCACCGCGAACGGCCAGATCAACGAGGTGCAGTTCCAGCTCGAGGAGCACATCAAGGCGACCACCAACCTGTTCCATTACACCGCCATCAACGGCGACAAGGGCACCAAGGGCTTTGACGGTCTGGACACGCTGCTTGTCGGCACTTCCACCGAGATCAATGCCGACGCATCCAAGGCAATCGACCTGTCCACCTCGGCGGCGATCGACACCAACTACAAGACCGTGCTCGATATGCTCGACGAGTTCCTGTCCGAGCTGGACGGCGTGCCGACCATGCTCATCGGCAATGCGGCGCTGCTGACCAAGATCCGCTCCTGCGCCCGCCGTGCAGGTTATCTGACCCACTCCGAGGACGCCTTCGGCCGTCAGATGAGCGGTTACAACGGCATTCCGTTCATGGATATGCAGTATTACTATGACACCGCCGAGAAGAAGGAAAAGCCGGTCGTGCCGATTACGTCGCGTGAATACGGCGCGTCCTCGTCCAAGACCACGGTTACCGGTCTGACCGACCTGTACGCTGTCCGTCTGGGTCTGGACGGTTTCCACGCCGTATCTCCGATGGGCGGCAAGGTGATCTCCACCACGCTGCCGGATTTCAGCACCGCAGGCGCAGTCAAGGCCGGTGACGTGGAAATGGTAGCCGCTACCGTGCTCAAGAAGTCCCGCGCTGCCGGCGTGCTGCGTAATTTCAAGGTAAAGTGAGGGAAGCGCTATGTACAAGATCAAGGCACCGAGCGAGGAGTACGACCGCAAGATCGGCGGCGTGCAGTTCGTCAATGGTGAGGCGCAGACGGATAACGAGTGGCTCGCAAGCTGGTTCTCCGGCCGTGCGGGCTTTACCGTGGAAACCGTGACCGCCGAGGAGGAAACCGAGCCGACCGAGGACAAACCGAGGGGGAAGCGCAGAAATGACAAGGGAAACGCTGATGCTGCGGGCGCAAAGTCTGCTGCCGAACCTGCCGCAGGAAACGCTTGAGTTCGCCTGCGATCTGGTGCTCGAACAGATCTGTAATTACTGCAATCTGACCGAGGCACCGGACGGCCTGACGAACACCGCAGCGCTTATGGTGCGCGGTCTGGTAAACAGTGTTCAGCTCCAGAACGAGAATATGCAGCCTGCCGCAAAGGGCGTGTCCAGAGGGGATACGTCCTTTTCCTTTGCAACGGCGGCGGAGCAGCTGGCGGCGCTGGCAGGCTCGGGCGACTTCCTCACCGACTACAAGGCACAGCTGAACGCCTACCGAAAGATGAGGTGGTAGTCGTGCTCGGAAACCCGGAGTTGGAACGGGCGCTGCTTGAGCAGACCTATGACGGCGTGATGACCGTCACCGGCACAAGCAAACAGGAAGTGGGCGGCGAAACCGTTGTTACACCGGACGCGGTGCTGCACGAGAATATCCCGTGTGCGCTGTCGTTTTCGGGCACACCGGACAGCAAGACAGACGCAGACAGCGGTCAGATCAGCTATCAGGCGACGATTTACTGTGCGCCTGATCTGGCTGTTCCGGCGGGCTGCCGCATTGCGGTTCAGCAGTACGGCGTGACTTATCGGCTGAAATACAGCGGCGAAAGCGTGGTCTATCCGACTCATCAGCAGCTTTCCGCCGTCCGAGAGGAGCGAGCGTGATGGCAAGCTGGGGAAGCTGTGATTTTCACGAGCTGCGCGACTTAAACGAACGCATTAAGGCTGCTGCAAGTGAACCGGAGATGGACAAGTTCTATACAGAGCTGCTCGATAAGATGATGAACGACCTGTTGGCTGATGTCATTGAACGGACACCGCCCGGTCCAAGTGGACACCTGCACCGTAACTGGTTTACGACGAAAGCACGGCGCAGCGGTAAACATTATCGTGCAGAAATCTACAACAACATTGAGTACGCGCCGTGGGTAGAGAACGGCCATCGGCAGGAGGTCGGACGGTACGTTCCGGCTATTGGCAAACGTCTGGTTCGCAGTTTCGTTGAAGGAAAGCACATGCTGCGCAATGGCATGTTCGATCTCCAGAAAGCTGCGCCCGATATTATCAAGACCAAGAGCGAGGAATTTCTCAGCCGCATGATGGAGGGCAAATGATTAACGTAGTACAGGAAATCGTCGATAAGCTGCGCACGGTCTATCCATCGGCGCAGTACGACATCTACACAGAGCGTATCGAGCAGGGCTTCTCTGCGCCGTGCTTCTCCATTCGGCAGCTTCGTGCGGACGTCACGCCGTACCCGTCCGGCCTGCATGAGATCGTGCAGCACATGGACGTGCGGTTCTTCCCGTCGGACGGCCGTCCGCAGGAGCAGTGCCGGGAAGTTGCACAGACGCTCACGCTGCTGCTGCGGCGCACGGAAAGCCTGCGCGGGAGCAATCTCTCGTGGGAAATTACAGACGAGGTGCTGCATTTCTTCGCGGATTACCGGCAGTTTGTTCGGGAAGTCCCGGAAGATATTCCGATGGAGAATTTGCAGACCACCGTAGGAACGGAGAACGAAAATGGCAGTTAAACGCAAAACCGAGGCAGGAGCACCGGCGTTTACCGGCGCACAGCTCCTGACCTTCGACAGATACCGTGAGCGGCGCGACCTGCTGGGTGTGCTGCTCGACAAGGATCGGCGCTACACCTTTTCCGAGGTGGACGCGCTCATTGATAACTTTATGAAAGGCAAGGTGAATTAAATGGCTTTAGGCGGCGGTATGTATACCGTACAGAACAAGGTTCTGCCCGGTGCGTACATCAACTTTGTGTCGGCGGCTCGTGCGTCTGCGACCCTGGGCGACCGCGGCACGGCGGCTTTCCCGCTGTCCCTCGACTGGGGACCGGAGAACGAGGTCGTGACCATCGAGAACAGCGAGTTCCAGAAGGGCTCACTTGCGCTGACCGGCTACGCCTACACGGCGGACGAGCTGCGTCCGCTGCGCGAGATCTTCGCAAATGCCAAGACGCTGCACCTGTTCCGTCTGAACAGCGGCGGTGCAAAAGCGGCCTGCAAGTACGCAGAGGCGAAGTATCCGGGCAAGATCGGCAACGAACTGAAGATCGTCATTCAGCAGAACGAGGGCTTCACGGCATCGACGAACGAGGCCTACGACGTTTCGACCTACATCGGCACGACCCTTGTGGACACGCAGAAGGCGGTTAAGGCGGTTTCCGACCTTTCCGACAACGACTATCTGCACTGGAAGGGCAGCGAGGCGCTGACCGAGAACGCAGGCCTGCTGCTCACCGGAGGCACGACCGGCGCGGTGCAGGATGCAGCTTACCAGACGTTCCTCGACAAGATCGAGCCGTACAGCTTCAACGCGGTCGGCTGCGACACGAAGAACAGCACGGTCAAGGGTCTGTTTGCCAACTGGACGCGCCGCCTGCGTGATGAGCAGGGCGTGAAGTTCCAGTGCGTGCTGCATGGCTACCCTGCGGCAGACTATGAGGGCGTGATTTCCGTCAAGAACGGTCTGGTCGGTGCATCTGATGATACCTCGGCTGTCTACTGGACGACCGGCGCGGAATCTGCGTTCGCGGTCAACCGTTCGATGACCAACTCGACCTACACCGGCGAGTACGACATCGACACGAACTACACGCAGACCCAGCTTGAAAAGGCGATCAAGGCCGGTGAGTTCACGTTCCACCGTGTCGGTGACCAGACGCGCGTGCTGACCGACATCAACACGTTTGTAAGCATTACAGACGAAAAGAGCGCGGATTTCTCGTCCAATCAGATCATGCGCGTGCTCGACCAGATTGCGAATGACATTGCAAGTCTGTTTAACTCGAAGTACCTCGGCAAGGTGCAGAACGACGCCTCCGGCCGCGTGAGCCTGTGGAGCGACATTGTAGCGCACCACACCCAGCTCCAGACCATCCGCGCCATTGAGAACTTCGACAGCAGCAGCGTCACCGTGTCGCAGGGCGACATGAAGAAGTCTGTTGCGGTCGAGGACCATGTACAGCCGGTTTCCGCGATGGAACAGCTCTACATGAAGGTAATCGTTGAATAAAGGAGGGAAAAGTCATGCTGAACGCTCCTGTTATGGAAGCAAATGATGCGGTATCCGGCTCGATGGCCGAGTGCTACGTCACCATTGACGGCAACCGCTACAATATGATGCAGCTGTACAGCTTTGAGTCGTCCGCGAAGGTCAATTCGCAGGACGTGAAAATCCTCGGCCGTACCGGCATCGGCAAGAAGCCGACCGGGTGGTCCGGTTCGTGGAAGGGCACGGCGCACTTTAATCAGAGTGTGTTCCGCCGCTGGTTCCTGACCTACTGCAAGACCGGCAAAATGACGCCGTTTGAGATTCAGGTGTCCAACGAGGACCCGTCCTCGTCCGCCGGTCGTCAGACCATCACGCACACCGGCTGCCTGATCGACAGCTCGATTCTGGCGAAGTTCGACGCGGGCGACAGTCTGCTTGATGAGGAGCTTTCCGGCACGTTCGACGGCTGGGATATGCCGGAGGAATTTAACACGCTGTCCGGTATGGAATAAGGAGGAATTTGTACAATGGGTAATCTTACCGCATTTCTGGCGCAGAACGCCAAACAGGTTGAAAACGTAAGGCTGGTCGTGTCCGACCGCTTCACCGATGAGGACGGCAAGCCGCTCGAGTGGGAGGTGCGCTGCATTTCCTCGCGCGAGGATGAAACGCTGCGCCGTGACTGCCAGTACCGTGTACAGGTGCCGGGTAAGCGCGGCAGCTTCCGTCAGGAATTCGACAATGTGCTGTACCTTGCCAAGCTGGCAGCCGCCTGCACGGTTTATCCGAACCTCAACGACGCAGAATTGCAGGACAGCTACGGCGTAAAGTGCGCCGAGGAGCTGATCTCGGCCATGCTGACGCCGGGTGAGTATACGAACTATACGGAAAAGCTGTTCGATATCTGCGGCTTCGGTGACAAGCTCGATCTGATGGAACAGGCAAAAAACTGATTCGGGACGGTGAGGGTTCTGATGATTATGAAGCGTATGCAGCGCATTATTGCCTGCAAAAGCTCCATATCCTGCCGTCCGAATATTTAAGTCTGCCAAAGGAAGAACGGGCATTTATCTGGGCGTCTTGTGTCGTGCACAACGAGGACGAAAAGGCCGCTCTGGATAAAGCAAAACGAGGGAGGTGAGTTCTATGGCACTGTCAAATACCGTCCAGCTGCGCGACGGCATGAGCAACGTGCTCAGCCGTATCGCGTCCAGCCTGAGTACGGTCAACGACCGATTTGAGCGGATGCAAAGCCTGACCGAACAGGCTGCACCGACCGGTCTTTATTCACAATTTAACAGCGAACTGACAGGTGTGCGCGAAGAGCTCACCCGAACCGTGAGCGAAGTCGAGGAGCTGCGGAGCGGCATGACCTCGGCGCAGCCGCCGGCAGAGAACCTGACGGCATCGCTCAAAAAGCTGGGGACAGCGTTCCTCGGTTCCAAGCTGGTGAGCGGTATCGTGCGTATGTCGGACGAAATGACGCAGACCACCGCCCGTCTGAACCTGATGAACGACGGTCTGCAAAGCACGGCGGATTTGCAGGAGCTGATCTATCAGTCGGCTATGCGTTCCCGCGGCGCGTACAACGCCACGGCGGATGCGGTCGCGAAAATGGGTCTGCTTGCCGGTGACGCATTCAGCAGCAATCAGGAAACGATTGCGTTTGTCGAGCAGTTGAACAAGCAGTTCAAGATCGCCGGCACCTCGGCAGAGGGTCAGGCCGCCGCCATGCTGCAGATCACGCAGGCGATGGGCTCCGGCGTGCTGCGTGGTGAGGAGCTGAACTCGGTATTCGAGCAGGCACCGACCATCATTCAGTCGATTGCGGATTACCTCGGCGTGTCGGTCGGTGAAATCCGCAGCATGGCGCAGGATGGCGAGCTGACGGCGAGCATTGTCAAGTCCGCGCTGCTGTCCTCGGCGGAGGAAACCAACCAGAAGTTCAACGAGATTCCGCTCACCTGGTCGGACGTCTGGACGCAGGCCAGCAATATGGCGGTCATGTCGTTGCAGCCGCTGCTCGAAGCCATCAACTGGGTGGCGAACAATATTGAGGTCATCGGCCCGCTGGTGCTTGCGGCTGCGGCAGCCTTTGCGCTGTTTGCGGTGGCCGCCAACTGGACGAAGATCTGTGCTGCGGCTACGAAGGCGCTGACAGCCGCGCAGAAGATGCTCAATGCCGTGATGTCGCTCAACCCGATCGTGCTGATTATCGGCTCGATCATCATTCTGATCGGCGTTATCGCCGCGTACATCAACTACACGAACCGGGCGAAGAACGAAACGACGAGCGCTGTCGGAGTGATCTGCGGCCTGTTTGCGATGGCAGGCGCGTTTGTCTACAATATGTTCTATCTGCCGGTCTACAACGTCATTGCCGACCTTATCAACTTCCTCGGCAACGTGTTCCAGCACCCGATTGCATCGATCGAGATTTTGTTTTTGCAGCTCAGCCAGTATGTTGTCGGCGTCATCCGCGGTATGGTGAGGACGATTGAGAAGCTCATCAACCTTATTCCGGGCGTGCAGATTGACATCACGAGCGGTCTGGATAAGTTTTATGACGGCTACACCGACCGCATTCAGAGCATCAAAGACAAGTCCGGCTGGACGGAATACGTGAAGCACAAGGAGAAAATCGAGTATTCGACCGCCTACGCCAACGGCTACAACTGGGGCGCGAACCTCCAGAACAGCATTTCCGAGAAACTGGGCCTTGACTTGCCGGACGACCCGGCGACGGGTCTGCTGTCCAATATTGCGGACAACACCGCACAGATCGCGGACGACGTGAGCGTATCCTCGGACGACATCAAGCTGCTGCGCGATATTGCCGAGCGGCAGGTCATCAACAAGTACACGACCGCCGAGATCAAGATGGAAATGGTCAACCACAACAACATCTCGAACGAGATGGATTTGGACGGCGTGGTAAATCTGCTGGAAGCCAAGGTCACTGAGGCGCTTGTCACCAGTGCAGAGGGGGTGCACATCTAAATATGTACGAGTTTTACATGGACGGTGTGCGCCTTCCGGTCACGCCGAGTGCGCTGACCATCAAGACAGCCAACCAGAACAAGACGATTACGCTCGTCAACGAGGGTCAGGTGAACGTTTTGAAAACGCCGGGGCTGAGCAAAATCAGCTTTTCGGCGCTGCTGCCGAATCGGGAATACCCGTTTGCGTGTTACCCGAGCGGTTATCAGCCGGCACAGTATTACATGAGCAAACTGGAATCGCTCAAGACCGCCTGCAAGCCGTTTGAGTTCTCGGTTATCCGTATAGACGACAGCGGCGAGGAGCTGATGAGCGCACAGCCGATGACGGTATCCCTTGAAAGCTATGAGCTTGCTGAGGATGCCGGCAGCTACGGCGTTGATGTGATGGCAAAGATTGAATTGCTGCAATATGCGCCGTACCATACCAAGTCTATCGAGTTCAAGAAGAGCGAGAGCAGCAGCTCCAGCACTAAAAAGGCGACCGTCACGCAGAAGCGCGACACCACAACCGCACCGGCCGGCAAGACGTACACCGTCAAGTCCGGTGATACGCTTTGGGACATTGCCCGGGTGAAGCTGGGGAACGGTACTAAGTGGCAGTCTATCTATAATCTGAACAAGGCTGCCATTGAAGCCGCAGCGAAGAAATACGGTAGATCAAGCAGCAGCAACGGTTGGTGGATCTACCCAGGCACCGTGCTCAAGCTGCCGGGTTAAGGAGGGGACGATATGGGTAAATATGTTTGGCCGTGTCCGTCCTACTCGCGCATTTCGAGCGGCTACGGCAACCGTACCTGCCCGTTCCACGGCAAGGAATTCCATGACGGCGTTGACCTGGCAGCGGCAAGCGGTGCACCTATCCTCGCGTTTGGTCCCGGCACGGTCACGAAGTCCGGCTGGTACGGTGGTTACGGCAACTATATCAGTATCGACCACGGCGGCGGTCTGATGAGCTTTTACGGGCACGCCTCGGCGCTCTTTGTTAAGCAGGGCGCAAAGGTTACCGCCGGGCAGAAAATTGCGGCTGTTGGTACGACCGGCAGTTCAACCGGCTGTCACCTGCATTTCGGTATGCACAAGAACGGCTCGTCCGTCAATCCGCTGAACTACGTTTCTTCCGGCGATACGCTCGCCAAGTATTCCGGCTCTAAATCGTCTGGCACTGCTACAAATACGGTTAGGGCGCTATTTACGGCGTACTATCCCGCGAATAACGCCATGGAGGGCGGTTTTCTTGATGCACTGGGAAACAAACTTGACCCGAGCAAGCACACCTGTGCTGCACCGCCAAGCGTACCGTTTGGTACTAAGATTACAGTGCAGGGCACGGGAACGGCGCTTGACGGCGTGACCTACACCGTCAATGACCGTGGCGGCATGATTCAAATCGAAAACGGCGTGTACCACTTCGACCTCTTGATGTCATCGAACGCTGAGTGCAACCGCTGGGGCAAGAAGTACGGCAAAGCCATCATCGGCGGCTCGGGCGGCTCGTCTGGTACAACGAGTTCCGGCAGTGCAAGCACCGAGAAAGAAAAGAAGGACATCACGACCGTTGTTGTTAAGTCCGTCACCGGCGCGGCAGGTACGCGCAAGGAAATCCTGCGGGATGTTCCGTCCTGCCAGATGCCGGGCGCGGAGCTGATCATCCAGAACAGGAACGGTCAGCTTCAGCAGCCAATGATCGAGGGCGACATCGTGTGGGAAACCACCCGCAGCGGCGCGGCGTCCTCGCTGACGTTTACGGTGGTCAAGGATGATACGCTCAACTTCCACGAGGGCAATCCGGTGTCGTTCCGGTTCAATGGCTCCAATGTCTTTTACGGCTACGTCTTTAAGAAGTCGCGTTCGGATAACCGGCTGATTAAGGTCACGGCCTATGACCAGCTGCGCTACTTCAAGAACAAGGACACGATTTCGTACACGAACAAGACCTACGCCGATGTGCTGAAAATGCTGGCTGCGGACTACGGCCTCAAGGTTGGTACCGTGACCGATACCAAGTACAAAATCCCGCAGCGTATCGAGGAGGGGACGCTCTTTGATATGCTCGGCAATGCCAGTGACCTGACCATCATCAACACCGGTAAGGTGTACGTCTTGTATGATGATTTCGGCAAGTTGTGCCTCAAACCCTACGAGAGCCTGCTCCTGCCGCTCTACATCGACGAGGACACCGCCCAGGGTTACAGCTACACCTCGTCCATCGACAGTGACGTGTACAACCGCATCAAGCTGGCGTGGGACAATGATGAAACCGGCGTGCGAGAAGTTCATGTGATGAACAATACCGCTAGCCAGAGCAAATGGGGCACGCTCCAGTATTACGAAAAGCTGGATAACGCCCTTAACACCGCCGATTTGCAGACCAAGGCCAAGACGCTGATGAAATACTACAACGTCATCCACCGCGAACTGACCATGCAGAAGGTGTTCGGGGATGTTCGGGCGCGTGCCGGTAGTTCGGTCTGCGTCGGCATGGGCCTGGGTGACATCAACATCAAAAACTATATGTGCGTGGAGAAGGCTAAGCACACGTTCAGCAATGGCCTGTACACGATGGATTTGTACCTGAGCGGAATTCGAGGTGAGTTTAGTGCCTGATTTGTTTACCGCTATGAAGCAGATTGCGAAGGACGTCTTTGACACGCTGCAACCTGCTGACTGGTGCTACGGAAAGGTCATCTCGCTTGACCCGTTTCAGGTGCAGATTGACCAGAAACTGCCGCTCAAAAAAGAGTTTCTGGCCGTCCGCACCGGCGTGAGCGCGTCCTCTTTTAAGGTAGGGGACAAGCTCATTCTGCTAAGAAAACAGGGTGGCCAGGAATATCTCATTTTAGACAAGAAAGGGGCGCTGTAATGCTGCCAACAGAGTACAATGACGATCTCGTGCAGGACTTCGAGATTGAGACACAGCCTACGCGCACCTATGCGCTGCGGTTTGATGGCTACCCGTGTTCCGGCGGCAAGCTGGACGGACTGGAAGCCATGAAGCAGGCCATCTTCCTGATTCTCCAGACCGAGCGGTTTCAGTACGCGATTTACAGCTGGAATTACGGTATCGAGCTGAACGCCCTGCTCGGGCAGACCATGACGCCGTATCTGCAAGCCAAGGTTGCCAAAGCAATCGAGGACGCGCTCATGGCGGATGACCGGGTGCTGTCGGTTGAGCAGTTCTCGTTCACCAAGGGCAAGCGCAGCCTGCTTGTGAAATTTACCGTAACCACGACCGAGGGCGATGTCGAGAGCGAATTTGAGTTTGGAGGTGAAGCGGCATGATCGGACGATACTCGGACGAAATGACGTTTGACTACATTATGAACCGGATGTTGGAATCTGTGCCTGACACCGTGGACAAGCGGGAAGGTAGTATCATCTATGACGCGCTTGCACCGGCAGCCGCAGAACTGGTCAAATGCTACATGGAACTGGACGTCGTGATGGACGAAACATTTGTTGATACGGCATCGCTCCAGTACCTTATGCTGCGCTGCAAAGAGCGCGGCGTAGCTATTCAAGGCGAAACGGCTGCTGTTATCGAGGGTGTGTTCACGCCGTCCAGTGTGGAGCTGACCGCGGGTTTGCGGTTCAACTGTGATGAAGTCAACTATGTAGTTACCGAGAAAATCTCGGCGGGTCACTATAAGCTGGAAGCGGAAACGCTCGGTACGGTCGGCAACAAGTACACAGGCCTGCTGCTGCCGATCCAGACGGTGAACGGTCTGGATACCGCTCAGATTGCGGCGGTGCTCATTCCGGCCGAGGACGGCGACACGACCGACACGCTGCGTGAGAAGTATTACGCTAGCATCGACGGTGAGGCGTTCGGTGGTAACGTGGCCGACTACCGCGAGAAGGTCAACGCGATTACCGGCGTGGGCGGTACCAAGGTCTACCCAGTGTGGAACGGTGGCGGTACAGTCAAGCTGACTATTATCGCGTCTGATTACACCGCACCGAGCACCGAGCTTATCAGCAAGGTACAGACTGCCATCGACCCTGAGCAGAACCACGGTGAAGGTCTGGGTTTGGCTCCAATCGGACACACTGTAACCGTCACCGGCGCGAAGTATGCCGATATTGCTATCGCAACCAATATCACCTTTGCGACCGGCTGGGCGTGGTCGAGCGCACAGTCGCAGGTGGAGAGCGCGGTCAAGATGTACTTTGCCGAGCTTGCGAAGATTTGGGCGGACAGTGCAACGACCGTTGTCCGTATCTCGCAGATTGAGACGCATCTGCTTGCACTCGACTGCGTGGTGGACGTGGAGGACACGACCATCAACGGCAGTGTGAAGAACATCGAGCTGGCAGCGGACGAAATTCCGCGGCTCGGCAGTATCGGAGGTGCGACGTGAGGAAGAAATTACAGGACTACCTGCCGCCGATCCTGCTCAGGACCTACGAGTTCCCGCTGCTATGTGAGACCGAGCAGCCGGAGATTGACCGTCTGCATGATGCCGCTGATGCGGTGCTCGATGCGCAGTTTCTAAGCACAGCAGGGGAGTACGCCATTCAGAGGTACGAGAAGATCTTCGGCGTTGCGCCGCAGGACACCGACACGCTCGACGAGCGCCGGTTTAAGGTGCTGACCAGAATCAACACGCAGCTGCCGTTTTCGGTGCGCCGCCTGCGGCAGCAGCTTGCGACACTCTGCGGCGCGGATGGGTACAAGCTCGAGGTGGGCGGCGGCAAGTACACGCTGACGGTCAAAGTCGCGCTGACCGCAAAGCGTAATCAGCAGGCTGTTGAAGAACTGCTCGCGGACATTGTGCCGGCGAATATGGTCTGCACGACATCGCTGCTGTACAACCAGCACGCAGATCTGACGCGCTTCACGCACGCGCAGCTGGCTTTGCTTACGCATTTTGAAATTAGAGAGGAAGTGTTGCCGGATGGCGAGTAAAACGACAAACTACGGACTGAATAAGCACAGTCCGCAGGATTTCTACAATGTAGAAGCCAGAAATGAGAACTGGGATAAGATCGACGAGGCTCTTGCCGCAACCGACCCGACCAAGATCACCGCCAAGGCCGCACCGGCCGACGGTGACGGCGTGATGATCGCGGACAGCGCGGACGGCGGCAAGGCTAAGCGGCTGCTGTGGTCGAATGTTAAGGCGGCTCTCGGCAAGCTGTTTGTACCGCTGGCGAGAAAGATCAACGGGAAGGCGCTGGCGAAGGATGTGACGCTGACGGGCGATGACATTGCTATGGGTGCCGATGATGCGGAAACATTAAGGGCGGCTATGGCAAAGCGCCTTAGGTACGACGACAATCTGGGCCTCAAAATCAAGTTAAAAGCGCATAAATCTCTTGAATATATGAGCTTTGATAGTGGAGAAGAGACTGATCTTAATTATTCAGGCGGTTGCCTTGCCTTGCCCGGATGGAGATCGGGACCTTGGGGAATGCAACTCCGATACGATATGCGTTGGAATACTTTGTTTACGAGGCGATACTTTAACGAAGGATCTGAATGGGACGATTGGGTTAGACTCGCCACCTGCATGCCTCCTGAGGTACATGAGCTGCCGCTTGCTGCAGGCTGGGCGAGATTTGACGCGACCTGTCGTTACTACAAGACCCAAGAGAGTATTGTTATCGTCAGCATTGCCGCTCGAACAACACAAAGTTTTCGAGTGTCCGCAGCGTTGGCGACATTGCCAGAGGGTTTTCGCCCGGCTGCCGATCTGGAAGTACCGGCAATCTTCAAGAGTTCGCGTCGGCTTGTGACGATTAAGGCAACAGCAGATGGTAATTTGTTCGTTGATCTTACCGATCAATCTGGTGTAGCAATTACCTCCGACGATTATTTCTTCGCAACATTCGCGTTTGCGGCAACTTAATTTACGGCAAGAAATGAGATTTGAGCATATACAACGCGGTATGAATCGAAACCGTTGATAATAACCGAGCCATTTGCATCAACATGGACACCGCCATTCATAGCGCCGCCGCTATCACCGGAATCCAAAGCACACGCACTGCTAATCCATCCGGTAGGTCGAAAGCCTGTAGGTAGAGTAGCAACAGTTTCTCGCGAAATTCCTGAAATAGTAGTGCTATGCTGTGCTCGGATGTTAACAGTCACTATGTTTTCCTGCGTCTTACAATAAGTGCAGTCGTCGGTTAATGGGGTCCAGCCGTCTGCAAGCGGCAGCTGATGCGTTTCCGGTGCAATACAATCCGCAACCTTTCGCCATGGTCCATCCCATTTACCGCTTCCGGTGCTGGCCCGATGCATTACATCTTCAGTAAAAATCAACAGTGCGCGATCATTACCTGGAAAAGCACCTGTTAATAAGCCTCGCCAATACATCGGATATGGTACACCTTGGGAAGTGCTTGGCGTCAGCATAAATGTACCGCCTGCGGTCTGTGCAGAGGCCCATTCCTGCAGGTTTTCGGGCTCAATTACGCCGTACTCCACATCGCGCTTTGCCGTAGGCGCCCGTGCAATATCATGTTACAATAATGGCAAAGGAGTGTGTGCGCTATGACTGCAAAAATGGACCTGTTAGCTAAACTGTCCGCTTTAATGCCCGAATGTGCCGGCGAGATCGCGAAAATCTTGCATGACTACGAGATTATGCCTGCCAAGGTGTATGAACGGAGCAATCTGCCGAGGCGTGTTGACGCTTTTCTGGCGGCGAAGCGCATCGACGGCTGTCGTCCCCGGACGCTGGAGGGCTACCAAGAGCGGCTCAAGGTGCTCATCGGCAGGTGCAAGAAGCCTGTGCAGAAGATCACGACGGATGATTTGCGAGAGCACATCGCCTATTTGGTAGATGAACGCCACCTCAAGGACAACAGCGTGCAAGCGCACATCAACTGCCTGCGGAGCTTCTTCCAATGGCTGACGGATGAGGACGCGATCCGAAAGAACCCAATGCGCAAGATCAAGTCGCTGCGTATCGACAAGCTGCGTGCCCGGCATCCACTGACGGCCGAGCAGTTGGAGCTCATCCGCGATGGGTGCAAGGGCTACAAGGAAAAGGCTTTGGTCGAATTTCTGGTCTCGTCCGGCTGTCGTGTGTCTGAGGTCGCCGGACTGCGTGTGCAGGACATTGACTGGCAGGAGCGCAAGTGCAAGGTGATCGGCAAGGGTGGCAAACAGCGGACAGTGTATTTCTCGGTGAGGGCCAAGCTCATGCTGCAGCTGTACATCGAAGGCCGCAAGGGAGGAGAGGCGCTCTTCTCCAGCAGCCGTGCGCCCTACGAACCTTTGAGCGATCGGGGAATTGAGAAGATCATTTCCAAGCTGGGCAAGCGCATCGGCATGGAGCGCCCACTCTATCCGCATCTCATGAGGCACACCTTCGCGTCGCACGCGCTGTCCGCCGGCATGGATTTGACGGTTATTCAGCATTTGCTCGGGCATACCGACCCGAAAACGACGCTCATCTATGCGGAGATCAATCCAATCCGCGTGCAATACGAATATAATCGCGTTATCGCGTAAGAAAGTAGGTAAAACCATGGATAAAGTAAACGATTTTAAGCTGGCCGTGACGGCAGTTGTCGCGCTGCTGACCTCACTCTGGGGCTGGTTCGGCTGGCTTGTAGTGCTGTTTGTGGGCTGCATGGCGGTGGATTATCTCACCGGCACCGCAGCAGCAATGCACCGCGGCGAGTGGTCGAGCAAATCGGCGCGAGACGGCATCTTCCACAAGATCGGCTCAGTTATTGTAGTAATGGTGGCCGGTGCGGCTGATCTGCTCATCGGCGCCATGCTCGGGCACCTGCCGGGCGTCGTGCTGCCGTTTGAGTATACGACACTGCTGTGCCCGCTAGTGGTCGTGTGGTACACGCTCACGGAGTTGGGCTCGATCGTCGAAAACGCAGTTAACCTGGGTGCACCCGTGCCGCAGTGGCTCAAGAAGATGCTGTCCGCAGCAAAGGACGCAGTGGATAAATTAGGGGAGGAGAACGATTGATGAACATTCCGTTTGTGCCGGCTGATCCGAGCAACTACTACTCCGGCCGCGGCGGCAATTCGATCAAGTACATAGTCATGCACTATACCGCCAACGACGGCGATACCGACGAGGGCAACGCGCACTATTTTCAGGGCGCAGGCCGACGGGCAAGTGCACACTATTTTGTCGATGAGGACAGCGTTACGCAGTCCGTCCGCGACAACGATGCAGCATGGCATTGTGGCGGCAATCTCGAGAGCTCGCATCACCCGTTACGCGGCATTTGTATGAACCGTAATTCGTTGGGTGTGGAAATGTGCAGCGACATCGTAGGTGGCAAGTACACCATCACGCCGCAGACGGTAGACCGTGCCGTCGAGTTGGTCAAGCATCTCATGGCGAAGTACGGCATTGACGTAGATCACGTCGTGCGGCACTATGATGTTACCGGCAAGCTGTGCCCCGAGCCGTGGGTAGGCGACGAAAGTCTGTGGCGTAAGTTCAAGGCACGGCTGACCGCGCCGGTTGAACCCGAACCGAAGAAGGAGGACGACGAAGTGGTAG